GAAGCATTCATGGGGCATTCCATCAAGGAAACCAGTGTTCCTTTTGATATTGACCGGCCATTGACAGAAGCGGAGATTCAGGAAACGGTTAAATACTGCCGCCATGATGTGGAAGAAACTGTTGAAGTGTGGTTAAGGCGAAAAGAAGATGAATTTGATGCCCAAATGTCCCTTGTGAAAGCCTTTAACCTTCCTATATCGGATATTGGGCGCACAAAGGCACAGCTTTCCGCCAAAATCCTTGGAGCGGTTCAGCGGGATCATGATGATGAATTTGAACTTCAGCTTCCCGGAACCTTGCGGATTGAAAAATATACAGAGGTTTTGAACTGGTATAAAAATCCGCTGAACCGGGACTATTCCAAGGCCCTTGAAATTGAGGTTGCCGGGGTTCCCCATGTATTTGCTTGGGGAGGTTTGCACGGGGCAATTCCGCAATATTTTGGGGAAGGTTACTTCATCAATGTGGATGTGGCTTCCTATTATCCATCCTTGATGCTGGTTTATAAATGGCTTTCCCGGAATGTGGCTGATCCGTCCAAGTATGAAGAAATCTATCATACCCGGTTGAAGCTGAAGGCAGAAAAGAACCCTATGCAACAGCCTTACAAGATCGTTCTGAATTCCACCTATGGAGCCATGAAGGATCGCCACAATGCCATGTATGACCCCCGGCAAGCAAATAATGTCTGTGTGGGCGGTCAACTTCTCTTGCTGGATTTGATTGAACGGTTGGAAGATCACTGTGACATTATCCAGAGCAACACCGATGGTATCTTGATCAAACTGCGTCACTATGACGATTATGAATTGATTGATGATATTTGTTGGGAGTGGGAAGAAAGAACCGGTATGCGGCTGGAATTTGATGAATTCAGGCGGGTATATCAGAAGGATGTGAACAATTATCTGGTGGTTCCTGATGGGCCGTTGGTTGATGAAAAGGGAAAACCCCGGTGGAAATGCAAGGGCGCTTATGTCAAAAAGCTGTCTGATCTGGATTATGATCTTCCCATTGTCAACCGGGCCATTGTGAACTTCTTCCTTTACGATATTCCACCGGAAAAAACCATCATGGAATGTTCTGATTTGCGGGACTTCCAGAAGGTTGTGAAGGTTTCCAGCAAATACAAATACGCCATTTATTCCCCCACCATCACCCTTGAAAAGATCAGGGATGATAAGGGCCGCTCAAAAACTGTGAAGCGGTTCAGCGGGGGTGAGGTTCAGACAGATAAAACATTCCGGGTGTTTGCTTCCAAAGACCACAGCAAAGGCGGATTATTCAAGGTTTCCGGTAAGATCATCAAAGGCCGGGAAAAGAACCCTGAACAGTTTGCCAACACCCCGGATCACTGTTTCATCATCAATGACGATGTATGCGGTATGCCGATCCCGGATGAACTGGATAAAGGCTATTACATCAAAATGGCGTGGGATCGCCTGAATGACTTTGGAATTAAACAGGTTGGGGGGGGGATTTGACCAATGCAACTGTTCCGGGGCTATGTGCCGACAAAGGACAAGCAATGCCTTGAAAAATTCAAGGGGCGGAAAAGGCTGAACACCCTTGAAAATGTTCAAGACCTTGATGAATATGCGGCCATTCTTGGAGAAGAAACGATCCTGATTGATGTTGATGATGGTGAAACTTCTGATCTTCTGTTCAAGATCGTTCAGGATTTGGCCTTGAAGTGCCGGGTGTATGCCACCACAAGGGGCAAACACTTTTATTTCAAAAACCCTGAAGGGTATGTTGAAAAAAGCTGGACAAAACAAACCTTGGCCCTTGGCATTGAAACAGATGCCAAGGTGGGGCGCAATAACAGCTATGCCATTATGCGCTTCAAGGGTGTGGATCGCCCCATGCTTCAGGATTGCCCAGAAGATGAAATTCAGGAACTTCCCAAATGGTTGACCCCTGTGAAAACCAATATGAAGTTTCTGGATATGGAAGCCGGGGATGGACGGAACCAAAGCCTGTTCAACTACATTCTGACCCTTCAGAGCGAGGATTTCACAAAGGAAGAAGCCCGTGAAACCATCCGCCTGATCAACCGGTATGTTCTTTCTGATCCGCTGTCTGAACGGGAACTGGAAACCATTCTTCGGGATGATGCGTTCAAGAAGCCTGTGTTTTTCAAGGGTTCCACTTTCCTGTTTGATAAGTTTGCAACCTACCTGAAGAACAACAACCATATTGTGAAGATCAATGGTCAGCTTCACATTTACAAGGATGGTATTTATGTTCCGGGCCATGCGGAAATTGAATCCCAAATGATCAAGCACATTCCCCATCTGAAGCGGGCCAACCGTTCTGAAGTGCTTGCCTATCTTGAAATCATGATTGATGGGGAAGCCAAGACCACCAACCCCAATGTGATTGCCTTCACCAATGGCCTTTACAACATCAAGGATGGTTCATTCAGGGACTTCACACCGGATATTGTGATCACCAATAAGATTCCTTGGCCTTACAACCCAGCCGCACATAATGAACTTCTGGATTACACTTTGAACCGGCTTGCCTGTAATGATCCTGAAGTTCGGGCTTTGCTGGAAGAAATGGTTGGTTATTGCCTTTACCGGCGCAATGAACTTGGCAAAGCCTTCATCCTGATTGGTGACAAGAGCAACGGCAAATCAACCTTCCTTCATGTGGTCAAGAATATGTTGGGGGATCGGAATATTGCTTCACTTGACCTGAAGGAACTTGGGGACAGGTTCAAAACCGCTGAACTTTTCGGAAAGCTGGCGAACATTGGTGATGATATTGGGGATGAATTCATTGCCAATGCTTCTGTGTTCAAGAAGCTGGTGACCGGTGACCGGGTGAATGTGGAGCGAAAAGGCCAAGACCCCTTTGAATTCAACAACTATGCCAAATTCCTTTTCAGCGCCAACAACATTCCCCGCATGAAGGATAAGACCGGAGCCGTTCAAAGGCGGCTGGTGATCGTCCCATTTGATGCCAAGTTTACCCCCAATGATCCTGATTTCCGCCCGTTCATCAAGGATGAATTGTGTGAACAAAGTTCAATGGAATATCTGATTTTGTTGGGCCTGAAAGCCTTGCGCCGGGTTCTGATGAATGCCAAGTTCACCACTTCCAGCAGAGTTCAGGGACAGCTTGACGAATATGAACAGAACAACAACCCCATCATTGGCTTCATCAAAGAAGTTGGGCTTGAAGGTATTGAAAATGAACCAACAAAAACAGTTTACCGGAAGTATAAGGAATACTGTATTTCTAATAACTTCCAAGCCCTTTCCAACATTGAATTTTCACGGCAAATCACCAAACGCTGTGGGTTCATCATCGTTGATAAGTGGATCAGCCGCCTTGGAAAATGCCGTGTATTTGTGTCTGGAAAGGATGGTGATTTATAATGGCCGGTTCTAAAAAAGTATTCACAACCCTTGGAAGTTCAAACCATGCGCTTGAAAATCGGGAAGCCTTTGATTATTACGCCACCGATCCAAAAGCCGTGGAAATGCTGTTGGAACTGGAACAATTTGCCCCGGTAATTTGGGAACCGGCTTGCGGTGAAGGCCACATATCAAAGGTTCTTCAGGCCCACGGCTATGAGGTGATCAGCACCGATCTTGTTTACCGTGGGTTTGGTGATCCTGAACCGCTGGACTTCCTAAAAGAAACCTTGGATGGTTTTGAAGGGGATATTATTACAAATCCGCCGTATTCCGTTGGGCTTGAATTTGTTCAACGGGCGCTTGAAAGTATCAGGCCCGGTGGGAAAGTGGAAATGTTCCTGAAGGTACAGTTCTTGGAGGGACAAAAACGGGGAGCCTTTTTCAAAGACACCCCCCCCCCGAACCGTTTACATATCCCGTTCACGGCTTTCTTGTGCCAAGAATGGTGATTTTGAACGGTTCCCGGATTCGGCCATAGCGTATGCGTGGTATGTGTGGGAAAAAGGCTTCACCGGTGATCCGGTTATCAAATGGTTCAACTGAAAGGATGATTGAAATGGAAATCAAAGATAGTGGAGAGCGCACCCGGTTTGATACCGGGGCGGTTCGGGATATGCACACCGGCAAAGGCCGCATGGATTTATTGCCGTGGGAAGCCCTTGTGGAAGTTTCCAAGCATTGTGAAGAAGGGGCGCTGAAGTACGGGGAACGCAACTGTGAAAAGGGCATTCCTATTCACAGCCTGATTGATTCGGCCTTCCGCCACCTTGCCAAGTACATGATGGGCATGAAGGATGAACCCCACCTTCGGGCGGCGGCTTGGAACATCCTGTTTGCCCTTTACATGGAAATCAAACACCCGGAACTTCAGGATATACCAACCAGAATTTCAACCCCGTGTGATGTATGCCCCAATAATCACCCGTTTCCGCCCCATATAGCGGAACAAATTCGATCCTACTATTGCAAGGGTTGTGAAAATAACCCTAATCGTTTGGAGGGACAACAAAAATGAAAATTATCAATGCTGATGTGGAATTTATTACCCCGATTGATGGGGCCGCAATCCTGAAGCGCCTTGAACAGTGTGGGCGGGTTTGCTATAAGTCTGAAGCCAAGATCACCGACACCAGCGCCCCGGCATTCGTGGCCGGGATCATCAAGCGGGGCCATGAAGCAGTTCTGGAACACTGTTCCTTTACGGTGAAGTTCATCTGTGATCGTGGGGTTTCCCATGAAATTGTTCGGCACCGGCTGGCGGCATATTGCCAAGAATCCACCCGCTATTGCAATTACAGCAAGGAAGGCTTTGGTTCTGAAATCACCGTGATCAAGCCTTGCTTTTTGGAAGATGGAACTGGAAGCTATGTTGTATGGCGGGATGCGTGTGAAATGGCAGAAGCCTATTATTTCAGGCTGTTGAATGGAAACACAAAGCGTCTTACCCCGCAAGAAGCCCGTTCTGTTCTGCCCAACAGCCTGAAAACGGAAGTGGTTATGACCGCTGACATTCGGGAGTGGCGGCACTTTCTGAAGTTGCGCTGTTCCCCCGCCGCACACCCGCAGATGCGGGAAGTGGCCTTGATCCTTCTGGACAAAGTTCATTCCATGATCCCGGTTTGCTTTGATGATATTTGGAGTGAATACCATGAACAGGGCTGAACGGCGGAAAGCCAAGAAAGCGGGGCTTCCGGTTAAAAAAGAACCCGTGGTGAATATCAAAGTGGCGGATGTTGAGAAGATCAAACAGGACGCTTCCAAGGATGCGGCCAACAAAGCCTTCCTTCTGATGTTGGGATTGCCGGTGATGATCCTTCATGATAAGTTTGGTTTCGGCCCGGTTCGGTGTGAACGGTTCACGGATGCTGTTCTTGAACTGTATGATAGCTTTGAAAAAGGTTATGTGTCCCTTGAAGATATTCACAAAACCCTGAAGGAAGAAACCGGGATCACTATTGTTTCAGATGGGAGGTTGAAGGATCGTGGGAACTAAACCTTGGCAGAACAAAGAAGGGTATGCTGACCCTACGGCTTATGAAGGGCTGAAGCCTATCATTCGGGAAGAAGATGAACAGCAAAAGCGCCTGAATACCCTAATCTTTGTTCTGAAGTACATTATCCGCTTGGCCGGGTTTGAACTTCTGAACCGGGTTGAACTGAAGGACAAAAAGACCGGGAGGGAATACCGGTGAAGAAATTGATGATCAAGGCATTCATCTTTTTTCTTGTGTCTTTTACCATAAAACAGTTTGAAGTTGATCCGGCGCTTGTCCTGTTGGGGGTTTACATTTTTGACAACCTTCCTTCGGAATTTGAAAATTAACTTTCAAGAAAACGCCCCCGCCAAAACACTTCAGCGGTTGTGGTTGGAATAGTGAATGGATATTGAAGGGGCGGAAACCCTTGATATACCTTGCTTTTTGGGAAAATCCTTCAACATTCAAGATGGTGCATATATTCAATTCAAATAAAAGAAAAAAATATATAGTAAGAAAAAAGCTATATAGTGAAGAATGCGCTTTTGATCTTGAATGTTGAAGGAAATCCCGGAAACCCTGATGCTGTGAGCCTTTGCCCCCCTTCAACATGATCTGAAAGGATGTGTGATACATAGTGACTGAAAAAGAACTTTGCCAAAGGGCCAAGGATTACTTTTCCCAAATTCGGAAAACTGATCGCTTGATCCAGCGGTTGACAGATACAGTGAACACCTTGCGTTCCAGCTTGACCAGCCAAAACTATGAGCTGAAGCCCGACAAGGTACAGACTTCCGGCGCAAAAGATACTTTAGGTGAAACGGTTGTGAAGATCATTGCCCTTGAAGATGATATAAATGCCCGGATTGATGAACTTGTTGATATGAAGAAAGATGCCTTCAATCGGATCGGCAAAATTCCTGACCTTGATCAGCAGAATGTTTTGATCGGGCGATATATCCAGATGAAAAAATGGGAGGATTTAGCGGCAGAATTTGAATACACCACCCAATGGCTTTTTGAAATTCACGGTAAGGCTTTGCTGTCATTCTGTACCGCAAACGCTGACTTTCTGAAAGTTGATAGTGACCGGTTGAAAGTTTAGTATTTTTTCTGATATTCTGTATGTATGAAATTGCGCCTACGGGAAACCGGGGCGCTTTTCTTATACCTGACAGAAAGGCGGTGAATACCTTGACCCCAAGACAGCAGAAGTTTTGTGATGAATACCTGATCAGCGGTAATGCCACGGATGCGGCAATTAAGGCCGGGTATTCCCGCAAGACCGCAAAGCAGACAGGAAGCGAAAACCTTGCAAAACCTGACCTTCGTGCCTATATTGATGAACAGCTTGCCAAAATCCATTCCGCCAAGATCGCTGATGCTGAAGAAGTGATGAAATATCTTACTTCTGTCATGCGGGGTGAGCATACCGAACAGGTTTTGAAGCTGGTTGGTGAAGGCGTTCAGACCGTCACGGATATTGATGTTTCTGCAAAAGAGCGCCTGAAGGCCGCTGAACTGATCGGCAAGCGCTATGGTATGTTCACGGAAAAGGTTGGTGTTGAAGGTGTGGTTCCGGTAATCATCACGGGGGATGATCAGCTTGAAGATTAACCCGCAAGCAAAGATGATCCGCCTTCCTGAAGTGGTGGGCAAGGGCTATGGAACCTTCTGGAACTTCAAAGGCCGTTACCGGGTATGCAAGGGTTCCCGTGCTTCCAAGAAATCCAAAACCACGGCCCTGAACATTATCAAACGGATGATGCAATACCCGGAAGCAAATACCTTGGTGGTCAGAAAGGTTTTCCGAACCCTGAAGGATTCCTGTTTCACGGAACTGAAGTGGGCAATCAACCGGCTTGGTGTTCAGGCCCATTGGGAAGTGAAGGAAAGCCCCCTTGAAATGACCTATATTCCAACCGGTCAGAAGATTTACTTCAGGGGCCTTGATGATCCCCTGAAGGTTACTTCCATAACGGTTGAAATCGGGTATTTGTGTTGGTGCTGGATTGAAGAAGCGTATGAAATCATGAATGAAGATGATTTCAATATGCTTGATGAATCCATCCGTGGTGCCATTCCAGAAGAAACCGGCCTGTTCAAGCAAATCACTTTGACTTTCAACCCGTGGAATGAAAAGCATTGGATCAGGAAGCGGTTCTTTGGTGAAGTCACCGGCAAGGATGCCCAAGGAAACCCAACCTATCAATTCCATGATTCATGGGTTTCCCCGGATGGTCAGATTTACGCCACAACCACCAATTACCTGTGTAATGAATGGCTGGACGGTGCTGATCTGAAGGTTTTTGAAACCATGAAGAAGAACAATCCCCGGCGCTATAAGGTTGCTGGCCTTGGCGGATGGGGCATTGTTGATGGCCTGATCTTTGAGAATTGGCGGGAAGAACTGTTTGATCAAATGGCGATTTCAAAAAAGCCCGGTGTGAAATCCGCTTTCGGCCTTGACTTTGGATATACCAACGATCCAACCGCCCTGTTCTGCGGGTTGGTCAGCAAAGAGGAAAAAACCATTTGGGTTTTCGATGAACTGTATGAAAAAGCCCTGACCAACCGGGCCATTTCGGAGCGGGTAACGGTCATGGGTTATGCCAAAGAGCGGATCAAGGCCGATTGCGCCGAACCGAAAAGCATTGATGAACTTCGGGATGGTGGGCTTCATCGTATCAGACCCGCCCGGAAGGGCAAAGATAGCGTGAACAATGGCATTCAGTACATTCAGGATTATACAATCATCGTTCACCCCCGGTGTGTGAATTTCATTACAGAGATTTCAAACTACACTTGGGCTGAAGATAAGTTTGGGGCCAAGATCAACACCCCCATTGATGATTTTAACCACCTTATGGATGCCATGCGTTATGCGCTGGAAGATATGCTGGTTGGTTCCGCCTTCAGCTTTGAATAAAAACAGGATAGTAACAAAAGGCCCTGAAAACCCTGTGTTTTCGGGGTTCTGTACTTATTAAGCAATAGAAAGGGTGATTGAACATGATGTTTATGAATACTGAAACCGCCCGGATCAATCGCCTGATCACAGAGGGCGGAAGAACCGGCCTGACAGAACAGCAGTTCTTTGCAAAGGAAATTGTGGCGTGGGAAAAATCCCCGGAAAGAATGGAGCAGATCAAGGGTGAAAAATACTTCACCGGCGAACATGATATTCTTTTCCGTAAGCGCACGGCCATTGGCCCGGATGGGAAGCTGATTGAAGTCAGCAACCTTCCAAACAACAAGGTAATTGATAATCAGTATACCAAGATGGTGAATCAGAAAACCAATTACCTGTTCGGCAAGCCCTTCACCGTAAAAACGGACAGTGACCAATATACCGAACTTCTGAAGAAGCGGTTCAATAAGAAGTTTCAGCGCCTTGTGAAGTATGTTGCTGAAGATGCCCTGAACGGCGGTAAAGGTTGGGTGTTCGTTTACTACAATGATAAGGGTGAAATGGCCTTCAGGCGTTTCCCGGCCTATGAAATTCTTCCGTTTTGGGCGGATGATGATCACACCATCTTGGATGCCGCCGCCCGTCTGTATCTTCAGGAAGTTTGGGATGGCCTGACAAAGAAGATCGTGAAGCGGGTTGAACTGTATAAACCGGATGGCCTGTATCGGTACATTCTTCAGGATGATGATCTGATTCCTGATACCGAATTGGGCGATTATTCCGCCTATATCAGCGTAACCCTTCCCGATCAGAAGGTTCAGGCGTACACTTGGGATCATTTTCCCTTGATCGCTTTCAAGTACAACAAACAGGAAATTCCCCTGATCCGCCGTGTGAAATCCCTTCAGGATGGTATCAATACCATGCTTTCTGACTTTGAAAACGGCATGGAAGAAGATACCCGGAACACCATTCTTGTTCTGAAGAACTATGATGGTGAAAATCTTGGGGAGTTCCGCCACAACCTTTCCACCTTCGGAGCCGTGAAGGTTCGTGATGATGGCGGGGTTGAAACCCTTCAAATTGAAATCAATTCCGAAAACTACAAAGGCATTTTGGACACCTTCAAGAAGGCCCTGATTGAAAATGCCGGTGGTTATGATGCCAAGGATGATCGTTTGGGCGGCAATCCCAACCAAATGAACATTCAATCCATGTATTCTGATATTGATTTGGATGCAAACGGCATGGAAACGGAATTTCAAGCGGCCTTTGAAGAAATCCTGTGGTTCATCAATCAGGATTTGAAAACAAAGGGGTTCGGGGATTTTGAACAGGAACAGGTTGAAGTGATCTTTGATCGGGATATTTTGATCAACGAAACGGAAGCTATTGAAAACTGTTCCAAGTCCGTTGGTGTGATTTCTGATGAAACCATCGTTGCCCAGCACCCGTGGACAACCGATCCCAAACAGGAATTGGAGCGGGTAAAAAAGGAAAAGGAAGCCGCTATGGAAGAATACGGCGGCGCTTTCGGAAATCCGAACAATCAGAATGAACCGGGTGGGGATGAATAATCCCCGCCCTTCATTATGCCGGGGCAGAAATGGAGTGGGGCGGGGTGATAACCTCCTACCCGCCCAAAGGTGAAATTCCTTTCCCCGGCCTTATGGCCCGTTGGTCAAGCGGTCAAGACACCGCCCTTTCACGGCGGTAACAGGGGTTCAATTCCCCTACGGGCTACCAATAAGCTGAAGTGATGGAACAGGCAGACAGGGCGGATTCAAAATCCGTTGCCGCAAGGCGTGTGGGTTCAAATCCCACCTTCAGCACCACATTTCAGGAAGGGGGATCAGCCCATGAACAATGCTGATTATTGGCGTGGGCGGTTTTCCATTCTGGAAGATAGTTCCCACCGGCAAGCAGAAAGAACGATCCGGGGCATGGAAGAAATGTATCTGGAAGCCCAACGATCTGTTCAGAAGGAAATTGAAGCGTGGTATGGCCGGTTTGCTGACAACAATCAGATCAGCCTTTCGGAAGCCCGGAAGTGGTTGACCAATGGACAGCTTGAAGAATTCCGTTGGACGGTTGATCAGTATATCAAGATCGGAGAACAGGCCAATCTTTCCCCGGAATGGCTGAAGAAGCTGGAAAACGCTTCCGCCAAATTCCATGTTTCCCGGCTGGAAGCTGTTCAGACCGGTATTCAACAGCAGATTGAACTTCTGTATGGGAATCAGGTTGATGATCTGGATCAGCTTTTGAAGAATATTGTGGGCGGCGGGTACACCCGAACCGCCTATGAAATTCAAAAGGGCGTGGGCCTTGGTTGGGATATTACGGCGCTGAATCAGAAGAAACTTGAAACCTTGCTTTCAAAGCCTTGGACAACGGACGGAAGAACCTTCCGGGATCGCTGTTGGCTGATGAAGGAAGATTTGGTGAATTCGGTCAGCAAGAGTTTAACACAGGGCCTTCTTCGTGGGGATGCCCCCGCCAAGATCACAACCGCCATTCAAAAGCAATTCGGGGTTCACAGGTACAAGGCTGGAAGGCTGGTCAACACAGAAACCACCTATTTCAATGCTGTTGCTTCCCGTGAATGTTACCGTGATCTTGATGTTCAGAATGTTGAAATCATTGAAACCTTGGATTCCCATACCTGTGAAATCTGCGGCGGCTTTGATGGAACGGTGATCCCCATTTCCCAATATGAACCGGGGGTAACGGTTCCGCCCTTCCACCCGAATTGCAGAGGAACCACGGCCCCGGCCATTGATGAAAAGTATGCCGGTGAAAGAGCGGCCCGGAATGATGATGGAGAACAAATTTATTATGTTCCAGCCAATATGAAATATCCTGACTGGAAGGCAACCTTTGTGAATGGTGGAAGCAAAGATGGTTTGACGGTTGCCGGGGTTACTGATATAATTGGCAACATGAAAAGACAAGATGTGACAAATGAATATTTGGAAAAGTCCACACCCGGTGAAGGCGCTATTCAATATGATGGGGGGTATGATGTTGAAGCACATTCAAGCGAAATTGCAACCGCTGAATGGTTACATGACTCTTTGGGCGGCGATATTGTTCTGCTGACTGAATCCAGTACAGCGGGTGTAAAAATGGCTGATTATCTATGGAACGGGAAATTGTGGGATTTGAAAACTACCTCCACGGAAAAATCAGCAAACACGGCAATTAAACGGGGATTGGCTCAAATAAAGTCTAATCCCGGTGGAATCATTTTGGATTATGGCGAACATGATATTTCCTTGGATGTTCTTCAAGCAGTCATAGATAAGCGTATGCAATGGTTATCTGAAGGAAATGTAACCGACATTATGATTGTGAGAAGAGGAAAAGTTGTTAAAGTTTTGCGATATAAACGATGAAATGCCCCCCCGCCAAATAGCGAAGGAGCATTTCACATGGTGGAGATTGGTATAAACCATATCTTCACTTTCTATTATACACACTTTCGCCGGTTTTGCAAGTGGGAAATTTTTTATAAAAACCTCTTGACTTTTGCCCGTACATAAGTTATTATATTTGTACGGGCAAAAGTGAGGTGATAAGATGTCCCCAAGAACAGGAAGGCCAACCAGCAATAAGAAAACTGAACGGCTGGAAATTAGGCTTACACCGGAAGAAGCACATGATTTACAAGAATGTGCTGATCGGTTGGAAATCAGCAAAACAGAAGTAATTAACAAAGGCGTTCAGTTGGTAAAAGCTGAATTGGACAAAAAATAAGGGATTCGGCTACCCGTCAAAGCAGACCGAAACCCTTATAGCCCAGAGGTTTCCCAACTGGATAAATCTATTCTATCACAGTTGGGAACTTCTATCAAGTGAAAATTGATGGAGGTTTTACAATGGAAAAGTTGATCAAGAGCGTGGAAAATGTCCATCCGGGCAGATATGAACTTCGCATGAAGGAAATGGATGCAATCTATGACGCATTTCACCATGACACCTTTAAGCTGATGGCTGTGGTGTTCAAGCTGGGCTTTGCCCGTGGACAGAGGGCGGTGAAGCGGGGATGAATGAACTTCAGGTATTCAACAATCCCGAATTTGGACAGGTGCGAACCCTGACCATTGAAGATGAACCGTGGTTTGTGGGAAAAGATGTTGCGGTTGCTTTGGGGTATGAAAACCATCGAAAGGCGTTAAGTGACCATGTTGACCCGGAAGATAAGCTACAAGGAGATGGGGTAACGATTCGTGACCCCATGGGTAGAGAACAACATCCCACAGTTATCAATGAATCCGGCCTGTATGCCCTGATCTTCGGAAGCAAGCTGGAAAGCGCCAAACGCTTCAAGCATTGGGTTACCCATGAGGTTCTTCCCGCAATCCGCAAGACCGGCACTTATAGCCTGACACCTAAAGCAAGGGGATTGACCACAGACGATTACATGAAGGCGGCACAGTTGGCCGCAACCTGTCGGAATGAGCGCCTTCCCTATGTACTTGGGTTTCTGGAACAGGCGGGGTTCAACATTCCAGAGGTGAAGCCCGCTGACCAGCCTGAACCCATCGCCGTGAATTGTGCCGAGATTGACCGGCTTATGAAGCTTGCTGGAATTTCGCAAGAGGAACTTTCCCGCCGAACTAATATTTGCAAAGCGTCTTTAAGTTATTATCGGCGTGGGATTCACAATCCGCCGCCTGATCGATACAAGATCATTATTGCGGCACTTACTTAATATGTTGATTGAACCACCCCGGCCCTTGGCCGGTGGTGGTTTTTTCATACCATCGCCGTTTTCCTGTGGTGGGCGGTAAACAGAACAGGGAAATCAAATTTCGTGGTTCCTACCCACGGTAAACAAGGTAATTTGAATTGGAGGTATCAACATGACAAAGGAAACATTGATTGCAATGGGCCTGACTGAAGAACAGGCAAACAAGGTCATGGAAGGGCTGAATGGTTCTTTCGTGCCGAAAAGCCGCTTCAATGAGGTCAACACGGAACTTCAGAACGCCAAGAACACCCTGAAGGAACGGGATGCACAGCTTGAAACGCTGAAGAAGTCCAGCGGTGATGTGGAAGCCCTGAAGAACCAAATCACCCAGCTTCAGACCGACAATGCACAGAAGGACAAGGATCACGCCGCTGAAATCAAGAAGATGAAGGTTGAAAATGCGGTGGACAAGGCCCTTTCTGATGCAAAGGCAATCAACCCCGCCACCGTGAAGCCCCTGTTGGCCGCTTTCTTGGAAAAGGCTGATCTGGCTGATGATGGCACGATCAAGGGCCTTGCTGATGAAATCGGCAAATTGGCAAAGACGGAAGGCACCAGCTTCCTTTTCAAGACGGATGCCGCCGCACCCCCTGTTTCTGGCGCTTCCCCCGCTGGAAGTATCACCGCAACCCCTGACCCCAAAACGGCGGGTTATGAAACCCGTTTGGCGGACGCACGAAAGGCCGGGAATTCCGCCCTTGTGGTGTCCATCAAGCGTGAAGCCGCCGCCGATGGTGTCACCCTGTTTTAATCAACAATTTTTCAAAAGTAGAAAGGATGGTATAAGTTATGCCTAACAATGTTACTGGAACCGGTACTTCTTGGAACCTTCCCAACTTCGCCGGTGAGCTGTTCACCGCTTCCCCTACGCAGACCCCCTTCCTGTCCATGATCGGCGGTTTGTCCGGGGGCCGCAAGACCGAGAATGACGAATTCGCCACCGGTCAGATTTACGAATTCCCCGATGCCGCCCAGCCCGCCATTTCCGAACAGGCTTCCGAAACGGCCCCCACCGCAACCGCCTTGGTTCGTGAGCAGAAAACCAATGTCACGCAGATTTTCCATGAAACCATTTCCCTGACCTATGCAAAGATGGCGAACCGTGGCAAGCTGTCTGGCCTGAACACCGCTGGTCAGAGCGCCAACCCCACTTCTGAACTGGATTGGCAGATTGCCCAGCGCCTGAAGAAGATCGCCCGTGATGTGGAATACACCTTCCTGAATGGCGTGTATGCCAAGGCTTCCGCCGTGAATGTGGCGAACAAGACCCGTGGCATGATTGCGCTGGAAACTGCAACGGGCGGCACCAACATTGCCGCTGGCAATGCCGCTATTTCCGTTGCCCTGCTGAAGCAGTTGTATAAGGGCATGGCGGATGCCGGTGCCAACTTCGGCAACATGGTTCTGTTCTGCGGTTCTGATCAGAAGCAGAGAATCACCAGCCTGTATGAAAATCAGCTTGGCTACAACACCCCCGCTGTTCGCAATGTGGCCGGTATGAATATCACCAAGATCGAAACCGATTTCTTTGAAATGGGTGTTTGCTATGATCCCTTCATGCCGAATGACACCATTCTGATTGCGGATGTTGCCGCCTGTGCGCCTGTTTTTCAGGATGTTCCCGGCAAGGGCGTTCTGTTCTTGGAGGATTTGGCCAAGACCGGTGCCGCCGAGAAGAAGCAGATTTACGGTGAAATCGGCTTGGATCACGGCCCCGCTTTCCTGCATGGCGTGATCACCGGTTTGGATTACACCGGCAGAGTGTAATTCAGGGAGGGAATCACTATGTTCAAGATTTCCGGTAAACAGGCGTTTGGTGCTGTCTGGAAAGATGGGAAGTGTATTGCTTCCTTCCAGAAGGGCATTGCCACCACCAATGACCCTGAAGCGGCCAAGGCCCTTGCTGAAATGGGCTATACCGTTTCGGGTGAAGCGGATGCCCCCGCCGCCGAAACCACCGCCCCTGTGGAGCCTGAAGCCCCTGTGGAACCCGTTTCGGGTGAAGCGGATGCGGAGGAAAAGCCCAAGCGTTCCAGCCGCAAGAAAAGCGAGTAAGAAAGGCGGTGCTTCCGTTGCGTGAACAGGTTGTGGCAATGCTTTTGGCCCTTGGCGTAACGGGGGCCGGTGATGAACCGCTGATTGATATTGTTCTGAACAATGTGGTTTGGCGGATCAAGAACCTTTCCAATCTTTCTGAAATCCCGGAAGGGCTGGAAAATGTGGCCGTGAATATGGCCGTGGGTGAGTTTTTGAACCTGAAGAAAAGTTCTGGACAGCTTGCCGGGTTCGATCTTGAAGCGGCGGTGAAAACCATTCAGGAAGGTGATACCAATATTTCCTTTGCCATTGGTGAAGGGAGTTCAACCCCTGAACAGCGGTTGAACAGCCTGATTGATTTCTTGATCAATGGGCGTGTTGGTGAAATCTACCGGTTCAGGCGGTTGGTATGGTGAACCCTATCAGAACCGCCTTGGAAAAACTGTGGAAGGATCGGTGTTCTATCTTCATTCGTGAAGAAGTCACCGATCCTGAAACCCACCTGACTGATTTTGAAGAAAAGCCGCTTCTTCTGGATCAGCCGTGCAAGCTGTCCTTTGAAACATTAACTTCAAGCAACGGGGATGAAGTGGCAACCGTGGCGCAAACGGTGAAGCTGTTCCTTTCCCCGGATGTGACCATTCCCCCCGGCTGTAAGATCGTGGTTTACCGGGAAAACGATGTGGAACGAACCTTCACTTTCACCCGATCCGGTGAACCGGGGATGTTCCACAATCACCAAGAAATCCTTCTGGAACTGTTCCGGGGGTGGGCCTGATGGCAAAATGGGGCAAATGCGATTTCAAGGAACTTGAAAAACTGAATGAACGGTTGGAACAGCTTTCCGCCGTTGACATGGATCACCTTTGCCGAAAAGCGGCAAACGAGATCGCCCAAATCCTTTTGAACAAGGTGAAGAAAAGAACCCCAGTTGGGGTGAAGCCTAAATTCGATGAACCCAAGACCGTGAAGGTTACGGGGCAAAGCGGGAAAACGGCAAAAATGCTTTCCCGTTCCGGTGCCATTCTGGATCAATATTGGAGTGGTTACAGGGGCGGTTCCTTGCGTGATGCTTGGACGGTGCTTCCCATCGAAAAGAAGGGTGATCAATACTTCATCACGGTTGCAAACAATCTGGATTATGCTTCCTATGTGGAATACGGCCACCGGCAAAAGCCGGGGCGATATGTTCCCGCTTTGGGAAAATCCCTGAAGGCAAGTTGGGTGAAGGGAAAATTCATGTTGACGATTTCCGAACAGGAAGTTGAAAAGTTGGCCCCAAATCTGTTGAATGAACTGCTGTATCAGGCTTTGAAAGGGGTGTTTTGATGCTGAATGAAATTATCAAGGGTGTTTCCATGAAGCTGAACGCCACCTTTGGAAACGGATATAGGATTTATCAGAACGATGTGAAGCAAGGTTTGAAAGAACCTTGCTTTTTCATTGCTGTTCTGAAGCCTGATCTGTCACCCTTGCTTTGGCGGCGCTATCTGAAACGCCACCCGTTGGATGTTCATTTTTTCCCGGCTGAAGAAGGCAACAATTCAGAACTTTACAAAATGGCGGATCAAATGTTGGAAGCCTTGGAGTTCATCACGCTTCCCAACGGTGATCTTCTGCATGGAACTTCCATGAACTATGAAGTTGTGGATGGGGTGCTTCATTTCTTTGTGAACTACAACATGATCATTTTGAAGCCGGGTGAAGAAAATCCGATGGAAACCTTGGATATTGAGGTTGGAACACAGAAAGGGTGATTGAATGGCTACAAGAAAGAAAACCACCGCCGAACCCGTGAAAACGGATGCTGTGGCCCCGGTGGTGTTCACCAAACAGAAGGTATTGACCTTCAAGCGATACGCCAACAGGCGTGATTTGCTTTCCGTCTTGCTGAAGGATGGGAAGGAATACACCATTGAACAGGTTGATTCCCTGATCAATGAGTTCATGACGAAAAAGAAAGGTAAGGTGAAGTAACTATGGCCCTTGGCGGAGGTACTTTTTTGACACAGAACAAGGTTTTGCCCGGTGCATACATGAACTTCATTTCTGTTGCACAGGCAAGCGCCACCTTGTCTGACCGTGGTATTGTCACCATCCCCCTTGATATGAATTGGGGGCCTGAAGGTGAAATCTTCACGGTGGAACTGGCTGATTTCCTGAAGAACAGTCAGAAGATTTTCGGCTATGCCTACACCGCCGATGAACTGAAGCCTATGCGTGAGATTTTCAAACACGCAAAGACGGTTCATTTCTTCCGCCTGAATGCGGATGGCGTGAAGGCACAGAACACTTTTGCAACGGCAAAGCACCCCGGCACCCGTGGCAATGATCTTCGTACCGTGATCACGGCGAATGAGAACACCACCCCGGAAGCGGCGCTGTACGATGTAAGCACCTATCTTGGCACCATTCAGGTTGATCTTCAGGAAGGTATTGCTTCCATGACTGACCTGAAAGCCAATGATTATGTGACATGGAAAACCGCCGCAACCTTGGCGCTGACCGCTTCCACCCCCCTGACCGGTGGTGAAAATGGTGATGTGGAGGATGCCGCCTATCAGAAGTATCTTGATCAGGCGGAAGCGTACACCTATAACGCTATGGGTTGCCCTTCCAACAATTCCACCATTGCGGCCCTGTTTGCCGCTTTTTCCGCCCGTATGCGTGATGATGTGGGTAAGAAGTTTCAGGTGGTTTGCTTCCGCAATCTGGCCGATTATGAAGGCGTGGTGAGCGTGAAGAACACCATCAAGGATGCCACCGACAACCCCGCCCTGATTCCTTGGGTTACGGGTGTGATCGGTGGAACCGCCGTGAACAAGTCCGCAACCAACATGGCCTATGATGGTGAATATGAAGTTGATACCGGTTACACGCAGACCCAGCTTGAAGCCGGTATTCGTGAAGGTTCCTTCATGTTCCACATGGTTGATGAAAAGACCGTGGTTCTGGAGGATATTAACACCTTCATTTCCATCACGGATGAAAAGTCCGGCGATTTTTCCAGCAATCAGACGATCCGGGTTTTGGATCAGATCGCCAATGATATTGCGGTGTTGTTCGCCAAGAAGTACATTGGCAAGGTTCCCAATGATGCCGCTGGTCGGATTTCTCTGTGGAATGATATTGTGAAGCACCACACGGAACTTCAGAATATCCGTGCCATTGAGGATTTCAGCGGCGATAATGTGACGGTTCAGCGGGGCGATACCAAGAAGGCCGTTGTGGTGACTGACTATGTTACCCCGGTCAATGCTATGGCACAGCTTTATATGACCGTCTATGTTCAGTAAGGAAAGGGGTGTGAAATAAATGCCGAATACCGTCATGAATGCCAAGGACGCTGTTTCCGCTTCCTTGGCGGAATGCTTCGTTACCATTGAAGGCAACCGCTACAACTTCATGCAAGCCATTAACCTTGAAGCCAACTTTGAAAAGAGCAAGTCCGAGGTTCCCATCTTGGGCAAGCCCGGAAAGGGCAACAAGGCCACCGGCTGGAAGGGTTCCGGTTCCGCAACCTTCCACTACAACACTTCCATTTTCCGTGAGCTGATGAAGCGCTACAAGGACACCGGCGAGGATGTGTATTTCGATATTCAGGTGACGAATGAAGATCCCACTTCTTCTGTGGGCCGTCAGACCGTCATTCTGAAGGATTGCAACATGGACGGTGGAATTCTGACCAAGTTTGATGCTGATGCAGAATACTTGGATGAAGATATGGATTTCACCTTTGAGGATTTCGAGATGCCCGAAACCTTCAGCCTGTTGGCCGGTATGCAGTAAGCAGTTGAACCCCGGCCTTTACTTCGGTATGGGCCGGGGCTTATTTTTTTCAAAAATAGGAGGTAAATAATCATGAGTTTGTCCGCTTTCTTGGCTGAAAATGCCATTCCCGTTGAGAATATCAAGTTTGTTGTGTCCAAGCGTTTCTTGGGCGCTGATGGCAACCCCATTCCTTGGGAGATCAAGACCATCACCGGCACCGAGGATGAAGCCCTTCGGAAGTCCTGTGCCAAGCGTGTTCCGGTTCCCGGCAAGAAGAATCAGTATCAGAAGGAAACGGATTATGATCTGTACCTTGGCAAACTGGCCGTTGCCTGTACCGTGTTCCCGAACCTGAATGACAAGGAACTTCAGGACAGCTACAAGGTTATGGGTGCTGATGCCTTGCTGAAAACCATGCTGACCCCCGGCGAATATGCCGATTATCTTTCCAAAGTTCAGGAGGTTTGCGGCTTTGATGCCACCCTTCAGGATGAGGTTGATGAAGCAAAAAACTAATCAATGAAGGTGATAGTGAAGCGAACATTGCTTATTATTGCCTTCATGAACTGCATTTGATCCCTTCCGCTTTCTTCGCCCTTCCCCGAAAAGAACGGGCCTTCATCATTGCGGCTATTGATGTTCGGGTGGAAGCTGAAAAGAAGAAGCAGAAGGAAATTGAAAGAAAAAAGCGCCGGGGCCGCCACAATTAGGCCCCGGCTTTTGAAAGGTGGTGAAACCGAATGGCAACTATTAGAACGGCCATTGCCATTTATGATGGCGTTACAAGCCCCTTGAAAAGTATGCAGAAAGCAATGAACATTGTGATCAACAGCTTTGAAACCATGCAAAGCACTTCCGGGAGGGCTGTTGATGTTTCTGCAATTCAGGAAGCCCGTGAAGAATTGGCAAGGGCGGGAACCGCCTTTGATGCGATTGAACAGAACATTCAGGAAGCAGACCGGCAACAGCAAAGATTGAATCAGGATTTGAACAGTGGTGTTTCCGGTGCCGGTGCCTTGCTGGATAAGGTCAAAGGCATTGTTGCGGCCTATGCCGGTATTCAGGGCGTGAAGAAGGCCCTTGGTTGGGTGAAAGACAATCTTGGAATGGCGGACACCCAAAGGGCGGCAGAAACGCAGTTGAAAACCGTTCTTGCCAATGTCGGAGCCGCTGAAGGGGCCTTTGATCGCCTTGCCGCAAAAGCAAGTTCCATTCAGAATGCGGGAATGTATGGTGATGAAGCTATGTTGGGCGGTGCCGCTGAACTTGCCACCTACATTAAGGACGCTTCCGCCTTGGAATCCATGATGGGAACCTTGGCGAACTATGCCGCTGGTATGAGTGGAGGCGGTGAAGTGGATCAGAAAGCTATGGTGGATTATGCCACCCAGCTTGGCAAGGCCCTTGATGGAACCTATGACGGTTTGAAGAAAAAGGGCTTTGAACTGTCGGATGCTCAAAAGCAAATCATTGAAAACGGAACCGATATGGAAAAAGCCTTGGTTCTGGATGAAGTGATTGCCCAATCGTGGGATCACCTGTATGAAACCATGAGCAACACCCCGGAAGGAAAGATCATTTCCCTGAAAAACCGTTGGGGTGATCTGAAGGAAACCATTGGAAACAAGCTATACCCGGTTGTTTTGCGGGTGGTGGACAGCATTGAAGCCCGCTGGCCGCAGATCGAAAGCGTTATGAACGGGATTACCCAAAGTGTGGGAACGCTGGTCGGAATCTTGGGTGTGCTGTTGGATTTGGCAATCAATGTGGCAAGCGCCTTCGTGGATAATTGGGGATGGATCGCCCCGATTGTGGCCGGGGCAACAGCGGCACTTCTGGCCTATGAAATCGCTACAAAGGGCGTTGCTGTTGCGGAAGGCATTGCAACGGCGGCAAAGATTATGGCCGTTCCGGTTTATTCCCTGTTGACGGGTGCGACAATGGAAGCCACGGCTTCACAATGGGGCCTGAATGCGGCTCTGTACGCTTGCCCCTTGGTGTGGATCATTATGTTGGTCATTATGATTATAGCCCTGTTCTATGCGGCTGTGGCGGCTGTGAACAAGTTTGCAGGAACCACCATTTCTGCCACCGGCATTATCTGTGGTGCCTTCATGGTTGCGCTGGCCTTCATCGGGAACCTGTTCATTGGCCTTTGGAATGTGGCCGCTGAAGTGTTCGTTCTGATCTATAACCTTGTGGCAACTGTGGCAAACTTCATCGGCAATGTATTTAATGATCCGGTTGGGGCGGTTTGCCGCCTGTTCTTTGATTTGGCTGATACCGTGCTTGGTGTCCTTCAGGCGCTTGCTTCGGCCATTGATGCTGTCTTTGGTTCCAACCTTTCCGGGGCGGTTCAGGGATGGCGTGATTCCCTTGGTGGTTGGGTTGATTCCACCTTTGGTTCCGGTACGGAAATCATGGCGAAAATGACCGCTGATGATATGAAGCTGGATCGTTTTGAATACGGGGCCGCTTGGGATGCCGGGTATTCCTTCGGTGAAGGGATTGATAGTAAGGTTTCCGGGCTGTTTGATTTCGGTGTTGGTGATTCCTTGGAAGCCTTTGACATGGGGAACACTCTTGATGGCATTTACAGCAACACCGGCGATACAGCCGCAAATACAGCGGCGGCGGCTGATGCTCTTTCCTATACGGAAGAAGATTTGGCCTATTTGAAGGATATTGCAGAGCGTGAAGCAATCAACCGGTTCACAACTGCTGAAATCCATGTTGAACAGCATAACGAAAACCATATTTCTTCCGCAATGGATGTGGATGGGATCATGGACGCTTGGGCGAATGATTTCGCTGAAAAGCTGGATGTTTCTGAAGAAGGGGTGCATGAGTAATGGCATACACAATGTATTTGGGTGGTTTGGCTATGCCCATCACCCCTTCCAAGGTTGAAGTGAAGATCAAAAGTCAGAACAAAACCTTGAACCTGATCAGCGGGGCGGAAATCAACATTCTGAAGGAACCGGGCTTGACACAGGTTTCCTTTGAAGTGTTGCTTCCGAATGTGCCTTATCCTTTCGCCCGTTCCCAAAGGGCTGAACAATACTTGAACAAGTTTGAACAGCTTAAAACAAGCAAAACCCCCTTCCAATGGATTTTGAACCGGCAACTTCCGAATGGAAAACGGTTGTCCTGTTCCAATCTGACGGTTGCAATGGAGGATTACACCATCATTGATGATGCCGGGGCCGGGTTTGATATGAAGGTGAAGATCAGCCTGAAGCAGTATAGGGGGTATGGCACTAAATCTGTTACGATTACCCCACCCGCTACACCCAGCGCCCCGGCCACCGCAACGGTGGAACCCCCGGCACGGGAAACCGCAAGCGCCCCGAAAACTTCCAGCTATACCGTGAAATCCGGTGATTGCCTTTGGAATATCGCAAAGCAGTATTGCGGGAACGGGGCCGATTATACGAAAATCTATGAACTGAACAAAGACAAAATCAAGAACCCGAACCTGATTTATCCCGGTCAGGTTCTTATTTTGCCGTGAAGGGGGGTGAAACCTTTTGAATGTTGAACTGCTGATCCAGAACGGTTCCACAATCCAATATCCCGTTGTTCTGGAAGGGGTGAAGCTGACCTTGGAGCGCAAAGGAACCCCCGGCAAGCTGGAATTCACCGTTGTCAAAGATGGTGTTCTGAACTTTCAAGAGGGAAACCCGGTGAAGCTGACTGTGGACGGAACCACCATGTTTTATGGTTTCGTGTTCACGAAAAAGCGGGATCGTGGCAATACCATTGATGTTGTGGCCTATGATCAGTTGCGCTACCTGAAGAACAAGGACACCATCACAGAAGAAGGGCTGAAGGCTTCTGATCTTCTGAAGCGGATTGCAACGGATTTCCGCCTGAACCTTGGCACGGTGGAAGATACCGGGTACACCATTGAAACCATCGTGGAGGAAAACCAAACCCTGTTTGATATGATTCAAAATGCGCTGGATGAAACGCTTTTGAACACCAAGCAACTGTTTGTTCTTTTCGATGAAGGCGGCAAGCTGACCCTGAAGAATATCAATTCCATGAAGGTTGGGCTTCTGATTGATGCGGAAACAGGCGAAAACTTCAGCTATGAATCCAGCATTGATGTTCAGACCTACAACAAAATCAAGCTGGCCTTCAACAATGAGAAAACCGGCAAGCGTGAACTGTATATAGCCCAAGACGGGGAAAAGATGAACCTTTGGGGTGTTCTTCAATATTATGAAGAAATCCAGACCCAAACCGGAGCCGCCGCCAAAGCGGATGCCCTTTTGAAACTTTACGATCAAAAAACCCGCAAGCTGACCATCAAGAACGCTTTCGGGGATGTGCGGATTCGTGCCGGTTCTTCGTTGGTGGTTTCCCTGAATTTGGGCGATATAATCACCAACAATTTCATGGTGGTGGAAAAGGTTTGCCACACCTTCAGAGGGGATGAACACTTCATGGAACTAACCCTGATCGGGGGTGAATTCATTGCCTAATGCTGTTGAAGTTGTGAAACAGGCGGCGGTTGAAGCTGTGGAAGCAAGCAAGCCGGTGAACCTGTTGTTTGGAACGGTGATTTCCGTTTCACCGCTGAAGATTCAGGCGGATCAGAAATCCATCTATACTGAAAAAATGTTGGTTCTTACCCGGAATGTCACGGATTATGAAGTTGATATGTCGGTAAGTCAACAGACGGTTGTGATCACGCACGGCCACCCGGTCACAGATACCTATACCGGGGGCGGCACAGCACAGCCCATTGACCACAACCACCCCATCAAGGGCCGGAAGAAATTCATGGTTCACAATGCGTTGGTGGTTGGTGATCAGGTTCTTCTTGCCCGGATTCAGAAGGGCAAAAAATTTGTGGTGCTGGATCGGATCAAACCGAACCCGGCCTTGAAGGGGGAATGGCTATGATTCCACAGGTTCAAGATGATATTCGTCAGGATTTCACCATTGCAACCATGCCCAGCCGAACCTTCAAACTGAATTACAATTCCCTGACCATCATCGGAACCATTGATCAGATCAAGGCCGTGGAACAGGCCGTGTTCCTGATCCTGAACACAGAACGCTATCAATGGTTGATCCATTCTTGGAATTATGGTGTGGAACTTCATGACCTGATCGGAAAGGATGTGGATTTCTGCATTCCTGAAATTGAACGGCGGGTTCGGGAAGCGTTGCTTCAGGATGATAGGATCACGGCGGTTGAAAACTTTGAATTCGATGTGAAAAAGAAAAAGGTGCTGACCACTTTCACGGTGGTCAGCATTTTTGGCAGTATCAACACAGAAATGGAGGTGGAAATCTGATGTATGAAGCCATTACCTATGAAGTTCTTCTGAAACGGATGCTTGACAAAGCCCTTTCTGTGAATGGGAACCTTGACACCCGTGAAGGTTCCTTGGTTTGGCTTGGGGAAGCCCCCGCCGCTGTGGAACTTCAAAATCTTTACATTGCCCTTGATACCGTGCTGAATGAAACCTTTGCAGACACGGCAACCCGCCCTTACCTGATCTTGAGGGCGGCGGAACGGGGCCTTTCCCCGCAACCGGCAAGCCCCGCCGTGTTGCAGTTGACCATTACCCCGGCTGATCTGTTCTTGCCCATGAACACCCGCTTTTCTATCGGGGAATTGAACTATTATGTTTCCGCTGATCGTGGTCATGGAAACTATGAAATCACCTGTGAAACAGCGGGTGAAGCCGGTAATGATTACACCGGCATGGTCATTCCCATTGAGTATGTGGAAGGGCTGGAAACCTGTTCGGTTTCGGCAATTCTGATCCCCGGTGAAGATGAAGAAGATACTGAAATCTTCCGTCAAAGGTACATGAACAGCCTGAATGCACAGGCTTTCGGCGGCAACCGGATTGATTATATCGAAAAGGTGAACGCCATTCCCGGTGTTGGCGGTGTGAAGGTTTACCGGGCATGGAACGGGGATATTCGCCCCGCTGAAATGATCCCGCCCCTTGGAACTGATACATGGATCACCGGCCTGAAGGATGTTCCTGAAGAAGTGAAAGAATGGTTGATCAGCGTGTATGCCGCCGCCAAGAATAACCTTCTGACGGTGGGCGGAACTGTGAAGCTGGTTATCATCAACAGCACCTTCACGGTGCCTTCTGAAGTCCTTGTGGATCAGGTGCAAACCGCTGTTGATCCCCTTCAGAATGCCGGGGAAGGCGTGGGAATTGCCCCCATCGGTCATGTTGTCCGGGTAGAGGGTGTGGAAGAAGAAACCATTGATCTTTCCTTTGCCCTGTTTTATCAGCGGGAATGGGATTGGGATGATGTGGCCGGTTATGTTACAGAAGCCATTGAAGGCTATTTCACGGAACTTGCCGAAAGTTGGGCGGATCAGGATGAACCCCTTGTGGTTCGTATCAGCCAAATTGAAAGCAGAATTTTGAGCGTTCCCGGCATTCTGGATATTGCCAACACCAAGATCAATGAAGAAGCGGCCAATTACACCTTGGAACTGGATCACATTCCTGTTTTGGGAACGATCACACCCTTCATTGCTTCCATTTCCGGTTAAGGGGTGATGAAGAATGGAAAGAAAGCTGATCAATTATCTTCCCTATGTTGTCCGGGATTTCCTTGAATTTCAAGGGATCATGACCGGCGAACAGCCCGAATTTGAACGGGCTTGGAATTCGGCTGATGAACTTTTGGACAATCAGTTCATTTCCACCGCTGGCGATATGGGCCTTTCCCGGTGGGAACGGATTTTGGAAATCACCCCCAAGGGAACTGATACCTTGGAAGATCGCCGGTTCCGTATTCTGACCCGGATCAATGAAGAACTTCCATACACCCTTCCGCAGTTGCGGAACATTCTTCACACCCTTTGCGGGGAAGGTAATTATTCCGCTGAAGTGGAAGAAGGAACCTATAACCTGATCGTGAAGGTTGGGTTGGCGGCAAAGAACAATTTCAGTGATGTTGAATCCCTGTTGAACAGGGTGGTTCCCCAAAACTTGGTTGTGAACCTTCTTCAGCTTTATAACACCCATGCTGAACTTGGCCGGTTCACCCATGCACACCTTTCCGCCTATACCCATGATCAATTAAGAAATGAGGTTGTGAACTGATGGCAAATCATACAGAAAACTATCATCTGACAAAACCCATTCCTTCTGAATTCTACGATGTGGAAGTTCAGAACGGAAACATGGATTTGATTGATGCCCAAATGAAGGCCAATGCTGATGGCATTGATGAACTTCAGAAAGGGCAGAAGAACAAGGCTGATTTGGTGAATGGCAAGGTTCCCACCGAACAGCTTCCTTCTATGGATTATGAAGCCAAGGGAACGGCTGTTCAGAAGGTAACGGAGCATGACGGAAGCAATACTTCCCACCCGGATATTCGGGCGGATTTGCTTGCCGCCCTGAATGCTTCCAGAAATGCACAAACGGCGGCGGATGCCGCTTTGGAAGCCGTGTCCAATATCGCCTTCACCATTGAGGTTGTTCCCACACAGAATGGAACCCTGACCTATAACGGTTCCACCCAAGGCCCTTCTTGGAACAGCTATAACCCGGATGCAATGACCATCGGCGGCACAGTGACAGCAAGCGCCGCTGGAACCTATACGGCAACCTTCACCCCCAAGGATAAATACAAGTGGAGTGATGGCACCACCACGGCAAAGAATGTCACTTGGACGATTGAACGGGCTTCCATGTCGGTTCCTTCCCAAAGCGGAAGCCTGACCTATACCGGATCGGCGCAAAGCCCTTCTTGGAATAACTACGATTCCAACAAAATGACCCTTGGCGGCACTACCAGCGGCACGAATGCTACCAGCTACAATGCCACCTTCACCCCGAAAGCAAACTACAAGTGGACGGATGGAAGCACAGGGGCGAAAACCGTTGCTTGGTCGATTGGCAAGGCCGCTGGAAGCCTGTCTATCAATAAGACAAGCATTTCTTTGAGCGCCGCCAAGCTGACCGATACCATCACCGTGACAAGGGCCGGGGATGGCGTAATCAGCGCAAGTTCTAACGCCACGGGCGTTGCCACGGTGAGCGTTTCCGGTACTACGGTAACAGTAACCGCCAAGGCCAAGGGAAGCGCCACCATCACAATTTCTGTGGCCGCTGGAACCAATCACACCGCCCCGGCAAGCAAAACCTGTTCCGTTTCCGTAACCCTTCCCACAACCACCCTGAATGATAACAGTTGGGCCACGATCCGGGAAGTGAGTAGCGCCGGTAAGGGTGCCAACTATTGGGCGGTTGGTGATGCAAAGTCCATTGTGATCAATGGCAAGGTGGGCAACACCACTTTTTCCAACCTGTCTGTGAACGCCTTCATTTTGGGTTTCAACCATAACGCTTCCAGAGAAGGCAACAACCTGATTCACTTCCAGATTGGCAAGATCGGCACAACCCCGGTTGGTTTGTGTGACAGTCAGTATAATAACACTACTACAAGTAGCGGTTATTTCAACTGGAATACCAGCAACACCAACAATGGCGGCTGGAATGCTTGCTATAAGCGGAAAACCTTGTATGGCAACAGCGGCACACCTTCCAGCCCGGTTTCCAACAGCCTGATTGCCGCCTTGCCTTCTGACCTTCGGGCGGTGATGCAACCCGTTACCAAGTACACCGACAACACGGCAAATGGCGGCGGTAATGTGGCAAGCTATATCACGGCAACCACCGATTACCTGTTTGATCTTGCTGAATTTGAAGTGTTCGGTTCCAGAAGCTATGCAAATAGCTATGAACAGAACTATCAACTTCAGTATGACTATTACAAGGCCGGTAACAGCAAGATTGCCTATAATCATTCCGCCGTGTCCACGGCGGTTCGTTGGGCGTTGCGTTCCCCTAATTACGATTACTACTACTATTTCTGCATTGTCACTACGGATGGCACAATCACCAACACCAGTGCCAATCGTTCCTTGGCTCTGCGCCCCGGCTTTGCCGCCTAATCCCCCGCAGGATGATCCCGGCCCCATCCCGCCCCCGCAAGGGGGCGGTTGCACCGGGTAAGGGCAAAGAAAAATAAGTGGGTGCGTAAGCACCCCGAAAATTTTTTTGAAATTGGCAAGAGGCCCTTTTTGTGCTATACTCTTACAGGTTGGCCCGGAAAGGGGTGAAGCTATGTCTGTACTGAAACAGAAAAGAACCACAAGCAAGGCCGAGTTCATCAACACGGCAAATCAAATCTATATCGAAACCATCAATTTTCTGACCCGCCTTTCTGCAAGGTATTCCCGGCTGATCGCTGAACCAACTGCAAAATTGGCCGGTGAAGTGATTGATCAAGCGGAAAAGGCAAACAGTATTTTTCCTTCCGATCCACAAAGAATGGAATTGCGAAAGGCCCACTTGCTGGAAGCAAGGGCTTCCCTGATGGCGCTGGATGTTCGTCTGACCCATTGTTATTTGATCCTGAATCAAAACCCGGAAGGTGCCTTCACGAATTCCAAGGGAAATCCGGTGAAGTCCGCTGATGCAACGGAAAAGCTGGACAAGATGGCCCAAAACTTGGGTGAACTGATCGACAAGGAAAATGAACTTCTGAAAGGGGCGATAAAAAGTGTAAGCGGAAAGAAATGATTTTCCATTAGGTGTATTTCTGATAATTTGCCTTCGGGCGGTTCGTTGGGCGTTGCGTTCCCCTAATTACAATAACAACAACAATTTCTGCAATGTCAATACGGATGGCACAATCAACAACAACAATGCCAATCGTTCCTTGGCTCTGCGCCCCGGATTCTACAAATATACACGGTCGAATGTAGTAACAGAAAGCACGGCTTTTCAGGTGAAGGATGACCGATGTAAAAGGAGAAATACTTCCTTGGGTTTCAATCCCTAAAACTGCCCTTTGATGCCCTTACACGGACGCTTCTTGCATGGTGGGGTATGTGTCTAACCCATTTCATGTGTCAGGGCAAAGCAGATTAGATGGCACCCTACAAAATATCTGTACGAAAGGCGAATACTTTTTTATGAACAGCCAAGAACGGCATGAAGCACGATACCAGCGCCGCAAGGCAAAGCGGCAAGAACGAAAACAGGCCCGGAGTGATGCGGTTGGGCCGGTGAATAAGGTGTTCAGTTACAGGAAGATGTTCTTCTATGGGCGGAAATGCTGTAACGGGGTAAGGTGGAAGCAGAGTGTTCAGAACTTTGAAAGTCACCTGTTTTCAGGAACCGCCAAGCGGCGGAAGATCATTCTGGAACAGAAGTGGAAGCCTATGAAATGCACCCACTTCACCCTTTGTGAGCGGGGCAAGGTTCGCCCCATTGATGCCCCGCACATAACGGATCGCCAAATTCACAAAACGCTGACCAATGAAGTTTTGGTTCCCCTGTATAGCCCTTGCATGATCTATGACAACGGGGCAAGCCAAAAAGGGAAAGGGCTTCATTGGCATTTCCGCCGCCTGAAGGAACAGCTTCATTGGCACCACCGGCGATTTGGCCGGGAAGGTGCAATTCTGCTGTTGGATTTGAAGGGCTTTTTCCCGAATGCCCCACACGCTTTGTTATTTCAGCGCCACCAACAGTTGATTTTGAATCCTGAACTTCAAAAAATCGCTGATACCATCATTCAGTATTCCCCATGCCCTACACCGGGGCGGGGAATGCCTTTGGGTGTGGAGCCTTCACAACAGGAAATGGTTTCAATGCCAAGCAAGATTGATAACTGGATCAAGTGTCAGGCCGGTGTTCATTGTGCCGGTCATTACATGGATGATTACTATGTGATCTTGCCCGATGTGGAGGAACTGAAGAAACTTGGTCATGAAATTGTAAGGCGATTTGAAGCCGCTGGAATTCGTGTAAACAAGAGAAAATGCAAAATCATTCCGCTGACAAAGCCCTTCCGGTTCTGCAAGGCCAAATTCACCCTGGGTGAAACCGGAAAGATCACGGTGAATGGAAACCGGGATGGTGTAAAACGGGCAAGGCGAAAGCTGAAACTGTTTTACAGAGAATTCAAAGAGGGAAAGCGAACCCTGTTTGATATTCAACAGTACATGGAATGCCAAAGCGCATATTACCGGAACTTCAATGATCATGGCCGGTTGTTGCGCTTGCGGCGGTTATATCATGCAATCTTTTTCGGAGGTGCAAAATGTATAGAATCATCAAGGACGGGGCCAACATTGGCCTGATCGAAAACCTGAACTACATTAAGCAAGCTGAAAATGGATGCTATGTTCTTTGCCCGGAGCCTGATGCTTCGGGCATTGCTTTTAATGGCACCGTTTTTCATTTGCTTGGGCGTGAACCCTTGGAGGGTGTGGAAACTGTCAGCTTGGAAGAAACGGACAGCGGCACGGAGATCACCAAGGCCGCTGATACGGGCGGGATCATGTTTGTGACCTTGGCGGAAGCTGGCACCATTGATCCGGTAACGGCGGCGGAACATTCTGAACTGTTCGCTGAATGGGCCTATCCCATCCCCTATAAGAAGGGCAATATTCGCCGCTATGGTGATTCCCTTTACAAGTGTGTTCAGGATCATACTTCCCAAGCAGATTGGACACCCAGCGCCGCCCCCAGCCTGTGGAGCAAGACCGCTGACCCCGCTGAAGAATGGCCTGATTGGGCACAGCCCATCGGCGCACATGATGCCTATAACACCGGGGATAAGGTGAAGTATTCCGGGAAGTGCTGGATTTCTACCGTTGATAACAATGTATGGCAACCCGGCGTTTATGGTTGGGAGGAAGTAAGCAATGACAAGGCATGATTGCTACTTCACCCGGAAACGGGCAAGGTTTAAGGCCATTTGCGGTGAAGTGAATATTCCCTATGGAACCGCCTTGGTGAACTTGGGCGGTTTTCTTGTGTGGAATGATCTTCCTGTGTGTGGCGTGTCCAGCCAAAACGCCTTTGACTTCTTCAGTCAGAATGATGATGGTATGGGGAAGGAACGGGGTGATTTGGTCGGGCGTATTCTTTCCAAGCTGGAAAAGAAGGACGCAAACCACCAAACCCGCTGGAACAAGGTTTGGAATGACCCCCTGTGTCAGCAGTACAGAAGGCCGGAGCATGAAGAACATTGGATTTGGAACTATGAGTTCTACAATGGCCCGGTTGATGATTTGCGGCACATTGCTGATCTGATCGGCGCTTAACTTGATAAAAACCGGCCCTTTCATCGGGGCCGGTTTTTATATACCAAAATTTATTCTGAAAGGAAGGTAAATGAAAATGAAAGAAGGAATTTTTACGGTGATTGGAGTGGTTGGAAGCGTTATTGCTTCCCTGTTTGGCGGTTGGGATGCCGCCATTGTGACCCTGTTGATCTTTATGGGGATCGACTATCTGACCGGCCTGATCGTGGCCGGTGTTTTCCACAACAGCGAAAAAACAGAGGATGGCACCCTTGAAAGCCGTGCCGGTTGGAAGGGCCTGTGTCGGAAGGGCGTGACCCTGTTGATCGTGTTGGTTGCTTGCCGCCTTGATCTTGTCATGGGTTCTGAATTTATCCGTGATGCGGTGGTGATCGCCTTTATTTGCAATGAAACCCTGTCCATCGTTGAAAATGCTGGATTGATGGGGGTTCCCATCCCCGCCGCCATTGTGAAGGCGGTTGAAGTGTTGAAGAAAAAGGCAGAAAGTGAGGAACAGCACAATGAGTAATTCCCCGTTGGTAAGCTATACCAAGATTTCCCCCAATAAGACAAGCCCCCGGAACCATGCTATTGATACGATCACCATTCATTGTGTGGTCGGTCAGCTTTCGGCGGAAAGTATTTGTGGATGCTTCACCAGCCCTTCCAGACAGGCAAGTTGTAACTATGCCGTTGGGTATGATGGCAAGATCGGCTTGTGTGTGGAAGAAAAGGATCGTTCTTGGTGTTCTTCCAGCGGTTCCAACGATCACCGGGCCATTACCATTGAGGTTGCAAGTGACACCACACACCCCTACGCTGTGAAGGAAGCCGCTTACAAGGGCCTGATTGATCTGTTGGTTGACATTTGCCGCCGAAACGGTATCAAGGAACTGAAGTGGAAGGCGGACAAAAACCTGATCGGCAAGCCTGATCAACAGAACATGACGGTTCACAGGTGGTTTGCAAATAAGGCTTGCCCCGGTGATTACCTGTATAACCTTCATGGTCAGATTGCCGCAGAGGTCAATTCCCGGCTTTCTGGCGGTGTTTCTGGAAGCGGGGGTGTAACTACTACCCCCAAACCCGAAAACGCCACCAGCGCCGCCACAGCGCCCGCCCTGAAGCCTTATTTGGTGAGGGTAACGGCTTCCGTTCTGAATATCCGTAAAGGCCCCGGCACCAACTATGGCACCAATGGCGCTATCAAGGATAAGGGTGTTTACACCATTGTTCAGGAAGGCACCGGGGCCGGGGCCACCAAGTGGGGCAAGCTGAAAAGCGGTGCCGGTTGGATCAGCCTTGACTATGTAAAAAAGCTGTGATACCGTGTTTATAGCGTGTTACTAATGACCCCGTTCCGGGGTGGTTTCTATGGCCTGAAATGCTGAAAAAATGGGCTCTTTAAGGCTCTTTGGGGCGTTGCAGGCTTGAACAATTCATGGTATAATAAAAATGAGAGAAGCGGAAAAGCCCATCACACGGGGCTTTTCCGCTTTTTTTGTTACTATCCTGATAATAGTTCAACACTTTCAGAGCTTGAACGCTGAACCGCTTTGAACTACTGAAACAGTTCAACAGTGGCCTTCAGTTCATC